TTTTTGCTGAACCAACTCCAAACTTTGCCTTCTTAGCTGTTGGCTTAGACGTAGCTTTAGGAGCTGGCTTAGGAGCTGGCTTAGGAGCTGGCTTAGCCGCTAACTTTGGGGTTGATTTTTTTGTTGTAGATCTGGCGTTTGTGCTTGCAGTCTTGCGACGCTTCATTTCTTTTTCGTAAGCTTCTTTACGCATACGAAGCTTTTTTCTGTACTCAGATTCTTCTGGCTCAGGTTTTTTCCGTTTTGCCATGCGCTCTGATTGAGTTTTTTTACGTCTAGCTTCTGCCGCCGCCGCACGTTTTTTGCGCGCTTGTTCAGCCGCTCGTCGTCTTTCTGCTAATGTTGCCATAATTATTTCCTTACCATTTTTTGCACGACCAATAACGTGCGGTTAGTTTGCTAGGTGGATTTGTATCGCATTTATGACGAGCACGAAAGGATTTTCTTCGAGAAGGTTGATCTTTTTTGATCGTCATTTTTGCATCTCCAAAACGTATTGTTTTGATTTTGTCGCCTTCTTTAGCAACGACTACGAACTTTTTAGTGGGATGGCTGGGCGTTCTCTTCGGTTTGTTGTACCCGCTTACGCCTACGCGTGCCAGTCTTGGGTCCTTCTTGCTCATTGGTTAAAGCCTCCACCTTGGCTTGGAGTTCCTGCACTTGGCGGCGCAGGGGCTCTAGCTGGTTGTTGAACCTGCTGAAGATCATTTCGAGTTCTCTGTTGGTTAGCATTCTCTTTTCCTTCAAGTTGACGTTCTTTCAGTAATACTTCGGCAACCTTCATGCGGCGCTCAAACTCTTTATCGTCTTGATCGCCTTCCTTGAGGTTGCGGGTAATAGCATTGATCTTATCAATCTCAAGCTCTTCCGGCACAGCTTGCGCTTCTGCAACCAACTTTCCTGCTCTAGCCGCAGACTCTTGCGCCTGTGCATTAAGAGCCGCTGTCTGAGATTGCTGGAATGCCATCTGCGCTTGCTGAACAGCCATCTGCATTTGTTGTGCTTGCGGATTGGGTTGCATAGCTTGAGACATAGCCGCGATAAGTTCTTCGCGATTAGATAGGTTCATGTTATCTACAATGCTTTGAATCAGCGTTGGGTACAGTGGCGACTCTTGACCCATGGTTTGTAGTAGCTGAACTAGCTGAGTAACTTCGTACTCACGAGCAATAATACCCAGAGTACTGCTAGCGTTAAACTTGTAATCTGCAACGGGGTAAGTTTCGGGATCAAATTGCATGTACCTATATGCGGCCTTCTTAACAAAAGGAATTAAGAAAGACTGTTGGAAGTTAATTAGTGTTCGCTTGTGGCGCTTAATGATCGCGCCTAGTGACATACTGATACCTGCGGCAGTTGCCTCTCCGTTTACGCTTCCGGCAATGCCTGCTGAATCTACTGCGCCAGTAGCTTGTTGAACCATCTGCTGTAATGCACCGGCTTGTGCAAAGGTAATCTGACTAACTTGACCAAAGTTAAATGGCTGTAGCACTTCTCTTGGATCGCCATTCGTAAGAATCATCTTGCCGGGACGCACCTCTGGCTTAGCACCTCTAGGAAGTCTAGTTGCATCTAGCGCCATCATTGGATGGATAGTTAGACTTAACGCGTCAATTCTTGCTCTTAGTTCTGTGTCGAGTGCTTTCTGTGAGTTATAGCCTTTTTCACAGACGCCCCTTCCCCAAAATCGCCCTGGCACTACATCCCATGGGAACGCAACGACAGGCCGATCAGTCATCATATAAGGATTGGCTTCTGCTTTGAGAAGAATTCCGCCGTTAGCAATAACGATAACAGCCTCGACATACCTACCTTTTTCAACATTCTCAAGATCGCTTTCATCGTCAAGCGCATCAGTAAGTAGCTCGCGAGGAACAAGGCCGTAGTATTTGGTTAGACGTACTTTGTCATCGTTGTAGATTGTAATGTCTTGATCTGGCTCAAGGTCAGTATCTGCCGCCGCTGGACCAACGTACTCATCACGATAGACGCCTTGCTCCTGAAGAAGCTCGACTTGGTGCCGACTAACAAACTCATCAATACAAACACCCAAAGCCTCATCAACGCTAGTTGCTACGGGATCAATCAAAAAGTTTTGCGGAAGTACGGGGCGAAGTTTTACCTTTACCTTGTCTTGAATGTTAACTCCAACAGCTTGAAGGTCACCATCCATAATTGGCTGGGTAGCAGGAACCATCTCTTTGACTTCTTCAATGACGATTTCGCCAATGCCTGTACCAAAAACGGCGGCATTGATAAGACATTCAGCAACAGCCTTACGAACCATAGACTCTTCAAAGTCTTCAGTGAGTTTGTTTCGTAAAAACAAAACGTCCTTACGCTCGGTATCACCTAGATTATCCGAGACATCGAACCACTTGCCTCTGCCGAAAGTTGCTTCTTCAAGCTCTGCAACATTGGATTCAACAGCTTGCTGTAAAGCAGGAGAGATAATACGACTACGCTCAGACTTGCGCTCACTATCAGAAGGATCCCACTGTCCACGCCATAGCCGATAGTATTCCTCAAAGCGCGCCTCATAGTTTGATTCATAGTAGTCTCGCCAATCTTCGCATTTGCTAATGACCCAATCCTCAACAGAGGCTTGAATTACAATTGGATCGTCTTCGTAAACATCACTCATATTAGTATCCCGCCACTATATCTAAGATGTCGTGGTCGTCTATTTCGTACTCGTAGTCGTAAGTCACATTTGCTAGTTGGTCAATGTAAGCCAATGCGTCTATTAAATCGTCGTGGGTCAAAGGATCAGGGAATTGGAAGAGTTGGTCAAGGAATCTTGTATTCCATTCGCCTTTATTTAAAGTGATATAGCCATTTTCAAAGCGCCCTTGTAGCGCCCACATAACTCTATCAACTTTCTTTTTATTTCCGTGGGTTAGTTCTTCTACCCGAAAGAACGTACCGTACTTCTTTTGTAGATCAACAAGCGGGGACATAACCGCCTGTTTGGCTATACCCCTTTCTATACCCACCGATACAGGTCGGTAGTCTCTTACGGCTTGGAAGATTTTGATGGCCGTTTCGTCGAGCGTCCACCTGCCGTAGATGATGTTTTCGACGTACCAGCCTTCTTCCGAGACGTCGACGACGGCGATCGCGGTTTCGTCGAGCTTCGTGTTTTTGGTGCGCTTTTTGTTGACTTCTTCAAAGCCGGCGAGGTCGATTGCGATGTAGTAGTCGCCGCGGGGCTCTCGGTCTTCTTCAACACGGACCCAATCTTCCTTAAACATTTCTGACCCACGAGCCTCAAACGAAGCCATAAATTCTTGACGGAACGCATAACTAGACATACTCCTTTTAGCAGTATTGATTTCATCTTTATCAAGCAGAGGATTATCGTAAGAAGTAAAATGGTAAGCCGCGTAAGTTTCATCATCACCTAGCTCCGCATACTTATACAATTCGTAAAAGTGATTCCTTCCCATGGGCGTGCCAATAAACATCGCACACCCCTTCTGATCCGCAAGTGCCGGTCTTAAGATTTGCTCAAATACATCGGGCTTCATATCCGCGTATTCATCTAAGACTAAGAACTTGAGGCTAACACCTCGCATGGTTTCTGGTCTATCAGCTCCCTTTAGACTGATTGTAGCTCCATTGATGAGCTTGATTTGTAAATTGTTGATGTGACTGCCAGCGATAACAGGATGACCCAACTCCAAAAGAGTTTGCCACATGATGTCCCGCGCTTGTCCTTGCGTTGGTGCAACGTAGAATACATGTCCCCTATCGGCCTGCAGAGCATTTACTATCAACATCCATGCGGCGAGGCGAGACTTACCCGTTCGTCTACCAGCCGCTACAATTTTAAATCGGGTATCGTCTGCCCAGACCTTTTGTTGCCAAGGCAGTAGTTCTATATTGAGGTCACTCAAAAGTTTAACCTTGGTGTTGCAGGCATTAACACAAAAGAAATGATACTAACAAACGTAGAACCTGCTTCCGGCGTTAACGTAATAGTATCTCCTTCTTTTGCTACAAGGAACTCGCCAGATTGACCGCCAAATTCTAAGAATTCATCAGCATTTACGTTTTTTCCTGCTATGAAATTAATGTCTACACCGCCATGAACCCACTTAGCACTAATGTTTTTGTTAGATCCGGTGTTAGATATAAGCAGATACGTAACTATTGCATCGTATCCAGCAGGAACCGCTAAGATATGATTAGGAGAGCCAGCAGTTAGAGTGTCACCGTGCGAAAATCTCATGAGTACGTCCACATAACAGGTGTTGTCTTTCGATCATCAATATGAACAAAGGTTTTGGCTACGCCAATACCACCAAAGTCCATTTTTACAGCTTCGTGCACAATGTTCATGCGCTCAACTCCGTTTGTTACGCGGATATCAGCGGCAATCCCTTGGTTGTGTGTGCCAGGATTTTTTTTGTTCACCTCGTTGGGGTGAGATTCGTGGCGATACCCGCTAGTGATTACGAATGGAAAGCCGCAAGCCTCCCTTAGTTGCACGAGCCTTTCTAAAAACGCCTGATCCATTTCATTAAGACCTGTATGGGTGCAGTCGAACTCTTCTAATCTAAAGTATTTCACCGTTGTCCCCATTAATCACCGTAGGTTGGATAGTGTTGGGATCGAATTCGCTAGAATCCATGCCAACATCCTTGACTTCAGCAGTACCTACGCCCGTAATGTTGATCTGAATAGCAGATTTCCCGCCATTTTGCACGACATCTTTTTCAAATGCCGCCACAGGCAGTATCCGATCCATGACTAACTTCCATGCCGCCGCCTGATTCTTGTGGTCATGGTCTAACGCCGCATCAAATATCGTATCGAGTACGCGCTTGGACTTCGGAGAGGCCAGCATACGCGATTTATACTCGTTGATTATCGTAGCATCACCCTTCGGACGACCTACCTTCTTCCTGCCACCGGGAGAATTAGCCGCCAAATCTTTCTTGGATGGCCTACCGGACTCCTGTTTTCTTTTTTTAATCTCAGCCTTACGGCGTTTTACATAACTTTCTTCAGCCATCGCTGAATCTCCTTACCATCAAGCCTTTCCATAACTGCTCTATAGGGCGCAACTCTTTAACTTCCATTTTTATTCTTGGCCCATACCCATAATCATGTGGCGTAGAGTTAGATAGGAATGATTGTTTATCTATCCAGCCATTGATCCTTAACGTATTTTCTTTTTCAGACTGCCCAACCAGTACCGCAATGTCGGCTTGGAACTTATTTGCGTTATCAAATACGAGCGGGCCATATTCTTTGTTGGTTGTTTTTACATCTATAGAAATACTATCAAACCATAGATCAACGCCACCATCAGTAAGCACATTAACTGTCGGTGGATCTACTTGAAGTAAACGGGCTACAGCAAACTCAGCCTTAAATCCTAGAATATTTGCATCTACCCTAGACTGACGCTTGTTTTCTAGCCTCGGAGGGAATCCTTGCATCTCACACAGCTTGACTGTGTCTGCTCCCATCAACTCTGACTGGTGAGCATCTCTCTTGTTTATGGTAATTAACATTAAAAATTAAAGGGTCCTATTAACCAACCCACCCTCCCTATCCTATATATGAACTATTGGCGAAACAACCCCTTTATACCTTATAACTTAACGGAATAAAAACCGTAGGATTATTCCTTTAGTAATCAGGGAGTTAAGGCAACCGCAAAAACCCTATTTAGAATGCCCAGCCGGCCCAGTTGGCCCAGAATGCCCGGAAAAGGTCAGAATGCCCGTAATGCCCAAGTTTAGACCCCCCTCTAGCGTTCCAAAATCCGGTTTTTTTGTATCTGGGT